GATCATGGAAAGCGATGCACTCTTTCGGCGCCGCGTGCTGCTGTCGCCGGAGGCATTTGGAGCGGCCGGACCCCTCGGTGCGTATGCGTACCATGCGCTTTCGGCGGACCCGCGTGTACTGAACGTCGATCCCTGGAGCCCGGCTCCTGGCGAGGTGACGGTTGCGGTGCAGTCGATCGAGGGCGAAGGCGAAGCGGCCGCCGATCTGGTCGAGGCCGTTCGGGCCCGCCTGCACCGCGACGCCATCAAGCCGCTCACCGACGTGGTGAATGTCCGATCGGTGGAAAACTTCGATTACACCATCAACGTCGAGTGCTTCATACTCCCCGGCCCGGATCCGCTCGCGGTGAAGGAGGCTGTGGAAGAGAGCCTGGCCAAAATGGCATCGGCACGCCGGACGCCTTCCCGCGACGTGCCTCGGTCGGCGGTCACTGCGGCAGCGCATATCGATCCGGTAGATCGGGTCGCCGTTTCGGCACCGGCAAGCGATGTGGCCATGGGCTACGGGGAAGTCGGCATCTGCACGGCCATCAATGTCACCGTGACGGTGCATGATGGCTGAGTTTCAGTCGATCCTGCCCTGGTCGAACTCGACCCCATGGAAAAAATCGGTCGAGCAGGCGTCCGGGGAGCGCTGGTCCGAGCTGGACATCGACATCATCCGCCGGGCGAAGCGTCCCTGGGAGTGCCCGCCGCATCTCCTCAACTTCCTCGCCTACGAGCTGTCGGTCGATATCTGGAACGAGGACTGGCCGGAGCTGAAGAAGCGGGCGGTCATCGCCAGTGCGCTCGCCGATCACCGGCTCAAGGGCACGCTCGCCGGCACCCGGCGATATCTGGAGATCGCGGAGGCCGAACTCAAGCAGGCGGTGACGCCGCCTCAATTCTTCGTCGTGTCGCCCGGCATGACGAAGGATGAGTGGGACGAATATCTGAGCAAGCATCCGAAGGTTCGGATCCCGCTTGCCGAGACCACGATGGAATGGCAGCCGCCGGCCGGCTTCGTCCTCGGTCATGCAGCGCTCGACAACGACGCTTTCGGCGTGGATCTCGGACGCTGGCTTCGGGGGCGCAAGGCCTACCTCGTTGCGGCAGACGGTGAGCAGACGCCGCTGCAGCTGGCCCAAATCGAAACCGAGACCGAGACGCGGATCGGTGTCGAACACTATCAGATCGTCACCCCCGGCCGCGGTGTTTCCTATCCTGCCCTGGGTGAGTTCACGCTTGGCTACAGCGTGCTCAACGGATGGGATATCCCGACCCGCTGGTACAGCTTCTCGCTCGACCGGGAATATGTTCACGATGCCAGCGAGCTCGCCATCACCACCGTGCCCGTGGGCTTCACTCCACGCGACACCCGCTATGTCCGCGAGAGCGAGACGGGCGATGCGAGCATCTACCTGGCCCTCGGGCACGACGCGCTCGACAATGCCTGCCTCGGCCGCGACGGCCGCGGAGGGGAATTGCTGGCGGATGTGATCCGTCTGCACGATCCGGAAGTCGCCGTGCCGATCTCGCAGTCGCTTGCCTTCCTCGGGCATTCCCGGATCGGCATGCAGCACCACACCGCCGAAACGCTGGTCGACATTCGGCAGACCCTGCCGTTGGGCGCGGCCTTCGTCATCGGCTCCAGTCTGCTCGGCAGCGATCCGGTCGTCCCGCAGGACACCGCGCGCCGGGACTTCCTACTGGACNNNCTCGCGGCCTCGAAACGCGGATCGGATCGCATCTATGTCAGCTTTGAAACGACCCGCGAGCGGACCCTGACGGAGGGTATCCCGCTCGATTCCTCGATCCGGCTCGGCGAGCCGATGCCCAACACACTCTAGGAAGGCGAAGATTCATGGAAAGCACAGTCAACTTCGCGAACCACCAGGTCGTCGAGACGGAGGACGCGAACAACCTTGGCGTCTATGCCAGGGCGTCGCTGGACCATGTGGTCAAGGACCTGGGCGGGTTTCCGGCTCCCCGCTATGTCGGGATGCTGGTCGAGCAAACGGGTCAGTCCACCATCCGTGTCGGCACCGGCCGGTTCCACAAGGGCGACGGCTCCGTCTACCTGTTCGAGCCGGAGAACGGCCAGACGATAGACCTGCTCGACCACCTTCCCGCGGTGGCGCAGCGTATCGCGACGGTCGTCGCCTACGGCGACGTGACCGACACGCGCCTGCGGCCGCGCACGAAACTGACGGATGCTGAGACGCGGACGCTGCAGGGTTTCGAGCACGCTACCGAGTCGCGGCGGCAGGCTTACGTCTCCATCGTGCTCGGTCAGGAAAATGCGACGCCGCAGGCGCCGGCCATCCAGTCGGACTATACGGCGGTCGCAAACGTGCTGCTCACGGCTGCCGGGATCCAGTCGATCACGCAGCTGGTCGACAACCGCGTGAAGTCGGTGCGGGAGAACTCCGAGTCCATCTCGGAGATCAACGCCCGCCTGACCGCGGTCGGTCCGCAGCTCGACACGCTGAAGACCGATATCTCCGGCCTCGGCGCTCTCCTGTCGACGAAGGCAGACCAGCGCTTCGTCAACGGCCTCGCGATCGACGTGGCGCGGGTGAAGGACAAGGTCAACCTGCCGGACGACTATGCCACCTACGGCGCCGATTTCTTCCTCGACGAGAGCGAGTCCGACACGGCGCATGGCAGTTACGCCGCCCGCGTGAACGACGGACTGCGCTTCCCGTCGGCTGGATCGGCCACGGCAGCGATCGAACTTGGCAACGCCACCGAGCCCCAGCTCAAGGTCGACGGCAATCTCGCGCTTCCGGCTCACACCGAGGTCGTCCGCGCCTCCGTCGTCGGCAACGACAGCGAGTATCCACTGACCAACACGCAGGTCCAGAACGTCTCGTTCAAGAAGACGGCAACGCAGCGCCTCGTGCGCAAGTTCTGCGGCGCCGAGCGGGTCTATCTCAACTCCTGGCTCTGGCTGTCGGGCAAGTACGATCCGATCGCGCGCATCTTCAAGCGCGGCGCCGAGACGTGGGTCATCGACATCGAGCCCTACTACAAGTGGAGCGGCTGGGGCTTCATCGGCTGGCCGTTCGGCTATGTCAGCGTCAAGCGCTACGTCGAATACTGGATCACCGAGTACCACGTCTCGAAGGTGGTCACGCCGGAGAACATCGCCGGCTCGATCATGGCGCAGACCGTCCTCAACTCGCAGGACGGCTGGATGACCGGCGTCGACATCTACTGCACCAAGAAAGCGTCCTCCGGCAGCGTTCGCGTGCTGATCTGCGATACCGACCAGTCCGGCAATCCGATGCTGGACCGGGTGCTGGCCGAAACCACGCTGGCCGTCGGCGACCTGAACATCTACCCGAACCGCACCGAGGCGAACTTCGCCCCGACCTTCATCAAGAAGGGTCAGCGCTACGCGATCGTCCTGGCATCGAGCAACGCCCACTTCGTTGCCCAGGTGCACAACAACAAGTTCGCCCAGGGCACGATCAAGTATCTCGTCGATGGCGCCTGGTCGGCGGGCAGCCCGACGGTCGACCTCGCCTTCCGCGCCCGGTTCGCCAAGTTCAACGCCGCCGACGCGGTTGCGCCGGCGGCATCGACAGCATCGAGATCTCGACCGACGCCGTGGTGCCGGATGGCACGCGGATCGAGTTCGAGGTGCGCGTCAATGGTGTGTGGCGCTCGCTCAAGGATGGCGCGGCGGATACCAACATCCTCACCACCCGCCCGGCGGTGGTCCAGTTC